TTTACGACCGCATCACGGGTCACGTCTTTGAAGTGAGGCCATGGGCCGCCTACCGCAAGAAACGGTGGGACGACTCGATCGGGGGTAATACCCCCGGTTGGCCTCACGTCAACCCGAAGCCGATAAATGGGTACGTAGGCTGGCGATCCAAAAGTAAGGCGGTCCCTACCGATGTTACCGGTGATTTCCACTCTGGAAATGCATCGACACGCGGCAGGTATCCGACCACTTGGGTCGCTGGCGGCTACGATCCTCTAGACCACTTCGGCAGCGTTCCCGGGGTTGGCCCTGAAGATCTTCGGCACGAACTGTACGTAAAACTACAGTCGAAGTTGAAGAACCAAAAGGTCAACCTTGGGGTTGTTGCCGCAGAGTTCGGAAAGACCTGCAAGACTGTCACGAGCGCTGCGACCCGAATAGCGGAAGCTGTCGGGGCGTTGCGCCGTGGAAATATTGGAGGGGCAGCCAGAACTCTTTTAGGTGGTAATCCAGGCCGCGGTAGGAGGGATGACGGTAGGCGACAGCCTAGCGTTCCCCCGACTACCGGTACTCTGGCAGGTGACTTTCTCAGCCTTCAATACGGCTGGAAGCCCTTGCTGTCAGACATCTATGGTGCGTGCGAAGCGCTCGCTAACACTGTGACGGGCGTGAAGCCCGTCGTGTACTCGGCTTCGGCGTCGGTTTCACGAAAAGGCAACGAGGATTACACCTTGTTGCCCATCGCTGGCCACGCTCCGCCTTGTAATGGTCGAAGGACCATCAGTGCATCCATGAGAGGATACATAGAATATTCAATTCTCAGCGAATTCGCTGAGAGCTTGAAGAACACGGGATTGTCCAATCCACTTAGCGTCGCATGGGAGTTAGTTCCATGGTCGTTTGTGGTGGATTGGGCTTATCCGGTCGGCACATTCCTCAATAACTTGGACTTTGATTTAGGCATCGGCTTTAGCCGAGGCTACGTCACGTACAAGTCAAAAGGGACGGACATTGTGAAACCGAAGGCGGGAACCTACGTCGGAAGCGGGCTTACCCAGACTTGGTCTGGAGGCCTGCTACACGGCGAGGTGGAATACTTTCAGCGAGAATCGCTGTCGTATTTCCCTCCGATTCAGTACCCACAGTTCAAAAATCCTATATCTCTGACCCACGCATTCAACGCGTTAGCGTTGATGCGTACAGCCTTTGGGAAATAATTCCCATCGGTAATCATACCTTGAGGTAACCTCAATGTCTCTGACTCTTACAGATGATACCCCCACCACCCCCGTGAACCGGGTGTTCGTCGGCGGGTCCACCGATCAGTCTGAAACGGGTTGGAAGGATGTAACGACGAATTCCGGCTACCCGGTGGGTGCAGGAACCGCGAAGATGTCCGTCAAGGACAATCCGAACGGGTCCGTGAAGGTCACTCTCATTCTTAATACCAGGGAACTGGTAAAGGATGGCAGTGACATCGTGCTTCCGCCCGAGCTCTATTCCGAGAATTTCTCGAAACATGAGTTCGTGCTGTCGCCGAGGTCGTCGCTCCAGAACCGTAAGGATCATTACGCCATGGCCAAGGATTTCCTTTCGGATTCCAAGGTCCAGGACGCGATCCAGAGCTACATCCGCCCCACAGCGTAATGCTTGTGGGGGATTAACGCGGGTTAACCCCCGTCTACTAGGAGATACCATGTTAGATTCTTTCGACATGGCCTGCAAAGTATGCGGGTCAGAAGAGTTGCCTCCCCCCTTCTTTCACATGCAGTCTTCTGCTGAGAAGGAGGGGTATCACTTCGTCACTGTTACGCTCACCTGTCAGGTGTGCGAACACAGCGTCGATGCGAAGCTGCACGCGCAATGCGTGTGGAAGCTACTCAGACTGTCTCATCCGAGACAGAACCTCTACAGCGCGTCTTCGTATCCGAGAAAGGTCATTCGACCGTCAATCTGGAAAGATTGGGCGATCACTGACGATATCGATGCGGAGATGGCTGTTCATCGTTGGCATCGTCTCGAAGGGGCCATCGCTGGCTCCTTC